CTATAAGTAGCCGTTTTCGCTAATTGCATCACCAAAGTTCCTGCTGTTCCTGTATGTTCAACAAACACATTTGCTGTTGCGTTATTTGCAAAAGTAATGTCATATTCATATAATACCAAATTAATAGCAGCTGAAGGCAATTCTAAAATCAATGTGCCTGCTCCACTATTACCTCTATAAATTCTAAAAATACCGTTTGTTGATGTTGACACCTGTGCGATAGCCGCAGCTGTCACCGTTTCTCCGGTTTGTGCTGAAAGTGAAGATAAATTAATGTGTGTATTAGCCACACCGCCAACAACACGAATTGTTGACTTTGCTCTAACAGCGTTTATGATTTCAAATGGCATTTTATTTTAGTCCTATTGATGCTCGCCTACGCATTGACATTTTTCTCTTTAGCAATGACCGGCGAAGTTTAGCTCTTCTTGTTGTTTTCCATGACCGTTTCAATAAACGGGATTTTCTTAATCTCTCTACAGCTGAAATTCGTCTAACTGTGTTACCTGAAATTCTATACCCTTTAATACCAGAGCGTCTGCGATTCTTTTGAACCACAATTTTACCTTTGGCATTTCGTCTAATTCTACGGCGAATTCTAGTGATTCGTCCCATTTTAATGAGATTTGGATTTCTTTTCTCATCAAGATGCTCTTCTACAAACTCAAACATATCTGCTTCTACATAACGCTTGGCTTCTGCTAAGCGTTTTCCTACTATCTCAGTTAAACGATTAATACTATGTTGTTTAGCTTCGTTTAGTTTACCAGAAATAATTAATTCAATTAAATTCATTTCATTTTACTAACAGCAAACTCTGCAGCCTTTTGCATATGATGTGATGACCTTGCCACCATATCAGCAAATTTCTTTTTATTATCATCATTCAAACTTTTATGCATCATTAATACAGCTCGTGCGGTTTGAGCATCAACCTTAGTGGCAGAACCATCTTTATGGTTTACTGTACCATGACTATGGCTATCTTTAATTTTTTGTAGTTGACCTATCGCATCAACTGCTTCCTCAATGGTTTCTTCTGCCTGAAGTGGAGCATCAATACCTTCACCATAAGGAATGGTAAAATATTTATCTAATTGTTTGTTATAATATAGAGCTACTCGTGCTTTATTTGGATACAGGCGAATAGCCTTGCGTTTCAACATCAAAACAAAAGGCGGATCTCCGTCTAAATCTTTTGTAGCTTCTATAAGTTCAAAATCTTCTTTAATATCTTCATCTCTGCCGTATGTCACATCACCTATTTTAATACGATGAGCTCTTACTTTACGACCAGAAGGAGATACTTTAATGTCGGCAGTATCTAAAATACCTTCTTCTAGTTCTTCTTTTACCGCTTGCCTAGCACGCATAAAAATTTGTTTATTATTGCTAATTAAATCTGCCATGCGATTAAACAAGTTACGCATAATTTCTCTATCAGCATTATTGAACTGTGGACGCTCTTCTGTCATCTTGTCCATAATGCGATGAATTCGTGCTAACTGTGCCTTATTGGCCAGACCAGCACGAACAAGCATGTCAAACTGTTTATAGTCCGACTTTTCTTCTTCTACAAGGTTTTTGAAATCTTGTAAATTTTTCATTCTTCTTCTACTGGTGTATCCGCTGTATCTTGGACTTCAACATCCAAATCTTCTTTATCGCCATATAACGATTGTGCTAATTCAATTTTTTTGGCATCTAACATATCAAAAGCTCTAGATGACAAAAGGTCATTCAATAACTCTTTAGCACCGGATGCATCGCCAGTAGCCACTTGATTAATAAAATTTTGTGTGTCCATATTATTCTCCGTTTATCGCCTATTTAGTAGAGATGAATACTTCTCTACTTCGGCATCTAACATTGGTGTCATAGATTCAGAGGCACCATTCTCTTGTGTATTATCTTCAGGTGGGTATTCATCAGCACTTACTTGCTCTTGTTCCATGCCAGGTTGCTGAAGTGGTTGGCCAACACCTTGTTCAGATTCTTCGGCCATTTGTTTTTCCATTGCTTCTACATCTTCATCCGTTTGTTGTAGAATATTCTTTTTAACCCACTTAGCAGAGAAGTATCTGCCCATATATGGATCAACAGTTGCTAACAATTGAACTCGTGATGTAAGTAATTCTGCATCTCTTAGCTCCGTGAAGTTATTATCCTTCATGTAGTCGTAATAGATATCTTCCCTAAACTGGCGCCATTCGTCTTGTGAACAGATGCCTTTTAGAACTAATTGTTTTTCTAACGCATGGTCAAATATCTGAGAAAACTTATTACGCAATCTGGTAATAAATTTCATAAACTTAACTTCGTCACGGGTTACTTCAGTTGTGCGACCAAGACCAATCATGCCACCTTGTTGTGGTTCTAATCTTGAAATTGGCACATTTAGTGATTGTAAAAGCTTCTGTCTAAAATAAACCACATCTGCTAATTCACCAAGGTTTTGGCCTGCAGGTAATGTGGTAATCTCTGTGCCTTTACCACCTTCACGGCGTGGCAGCCAGAAATCTTCAAGCATAGACATGTGTTTGCGGTCATCACGCAACTCACCAGTATTGGCATCGTAAACCATTTTGTTACGATACTTGACCATAATATCTTTTAGATATTGTTCGGCTTTACCTCTTGGTAAATTACCTACATCAATGTAAAATATACGGCGCTCTGGTGCTCGTGAGATACGATAGATAACTACCGCATCTTCAATCATGCGTAACTGATTAAGTGGTTTAATGGCTTTGTGTAGATAAGAAATCACAAATGTGTTCTTAGCATCCATTAGACCAGAGTTTACATTAATAACAGCATCAGCAGCAATTCTTAAACCGGCATTGATAGAAGCACCATATGATTGTGCAGCTGTGCCTCGGTCAGAGTAAACATAATACTCAGCAATAGAAGCAATAATATCAGCACCAGTTTTTGGGTCTTTGCCTTTTTTAACTTCACGCACTTTACGAATCTTGCGTGGGTCAATGTATCTTAGCTCTTGTATGCCTGCTTTTGGATCTCTTTCGTCAACTACAACATGATAGTAAATGCGACCATCAATATACCAACGCTTAAATAAGTCATCAGAAAGATTACCAAAATTAAGCATCTTCAGAATGTTTTGAAATTCTTCGTGAATTTTCTTTTTGACTGTTTCAGGTTGCTTTAACTTATCTGTTATAATATCAACAGTTCTTCCTGTAACATCGTGAGTGATTGCTTCATTGACAATATCATCAATGGCCATTTCCAATTCAGGATGATTGGCCATTTCACGATACCGAGTGATGAGTTCTAATTCATTACGAACAGAACCTTCTAAGTCAACATATGTGCCATAGTAGGCATTCTGTGTAATTGTAACGGCACCATCGTCAAGTGCCTCTGTTGGCAAAGCAAAAGATTGTTGAGCAGGATCCTGCTTCTGAACAATGTCCTTTGAGCCAAGTGTAAAACCAAATAAGCGAATTGCCATTAATATATCATCCTAAAAAGAAAGAAAGGCCGAAGCCTTTCTTTTACACTACACCGTATTCTAAGGCTTCCCACCATTGGAATGCTAAAGTTACCGTAAATTCTTCAATTGTATCGTTTGAGCCCCAATCAACATCAATTGGCGTCAAATCGGTTGGAAATAAGCCTATGAATTTATATTTCTTCAATGTGTTACCATTTTTACCAAATTGTGTAACATCGCCATCAACTGAATAACCAAGTGGCGCTAACGCAGCTGGATTACGAACATTCAAATTATGTGAATTGATACCTGCCATCCAACGCTCAAAGGCGTTACGAATGACAAAATCTTCATCGTTAATAATTGTAATTGTCCAATCAGTAAAGGTACGATTACCTACAAATTTCAATTCACGACCAAAGTATTGAACAGGCACGACACCTAGCGTAGAGCCAGGTATCTGTGCTGTTTTACACATATAAGTTAATTTTGTTTGAGCATTTCCTGGTGCTGAGAACACAGGAAATGGCATAGAAACTTCAAATAGATTTGGACGGGCTCCGTCTCCAATCATTTGACTTCTAAATTCGTTTACGGAAAAAGCCATTTTTTATATCTCCTTAATTACTTTTTTGTTTTAATGCGAATCCGCCAAATTCTTTTTGCATTTTACTTATTAGTAAAGCGTGTTCTGGCCTTTTTTTGCCTTTTAAGTAATTTCTCGGTTTACCTTTTTGTGATTCGCTTATTCTTTTTTTGGTTTCTTCACTATGTTTTTTACCAATATGAGAAAGAGATTTCTTTTTTCTTATTTCTTCGGTGTGAACAAACATTGACGATTGTAAAGATATAGAAATATTATCCGTTTTATTAATCCATTTATCTTTTTTTATAACATTTAACCGCCTTAAAACTTTATGTTCCCAAATTCTTGCACAATCTACACTAGAAAATAATTTTCTCACTTTAATTATATTAGGTATGCCATGCTCATTGATAATTTTTTTTACATGTTTTGAGCTAGAAAAATAGGTTTTACATAACTCATTAGGACAACAATTTTTAGCAAATCTTACTCCATAGTAAAATTTATTTATATCTGACCATCCTAATAAGTATGTATATGCCATTTTAGAACTGTCCTACAACTTCATCAAACGAAACACCTGTGCGAACAGCAACAAAGTTAAGTTGAATAAAGTTGATAGAACGAGCAGGTTTAATGTAAATATCACCAACAAATTCGTTGCGGTCAATGACTTCACCTGTATTGTTTGTTTCATCACAAACAACACGGAAGTCAGTAATACCACGGCGACCTTGGACATCACGCAAGAACGGTTCTACAAGTGCTACAAACTGTGCTCTTGTGAACTGGTCATTAAATTCAAACAGCGAGAACCTTGCAGCCCGAGCAATTGATTTTTCTAACACAACAAATAAACGGCGAACATTGATGCGGTCAAACGCAGATGGTTTGCTTAACATCGTCTTATCACCAAACAATACTGTGCCTTCACCTTGGAATGAAACGACAGGATTAATGCCTTTTACATAGAGGTCATCACGGTTTGTTTTCGTTGGGTTGTATGCGAGCTTAATTACATTTTTAATAATACCACGATTGAGACCGCCTGGCGAATACCATGGATCACGCTCTAGGTCTGTTCTTGCACATAGACCAGCAATGTCACCATTCAATGGAACATAGCGGTATGTGTCGTTATATTTGTCGTATTGATATTTCCAACCAGAATCCATAACTGCAAAAGAGGTTGAGGTTAAAGAATCACGATAGGCAAGAGAGTCGGTGACTTCATTACCTGGATTATTTACTACATCGGATCTTTCTGGTGATAAGAATACTAAACAATCTTTACGAACTTCAGCAATATTGCTAATTAAATTGGTTGCGATTGCTTGGTTAGCAGGACCAGAAATGATTAATGAAATATCAACAGAGTCAGCATTTGCAAACTGAGCGTAAGCGCTAATCACATTGGCGGTTGTAATCGTACCATCTTCACCACCGCTCATTGAAGCGCTAAATGGTACACGAATTGTATTAAATGTTGTGCCTTGTGCGTTGTTACCCCAATTGGTTGCACCTGGTTGATGGCCTGTCCACCAAACATATTCAGATTGGTCGTTTAATACATTTGGATAATAGATTGAACTACCACTAGAATCTTTAGCATCGGCTGCCTTAGATACAAATGCCCATTTTTCTACGACATTGTTTGCGGTACCTGTAAAGTTACCATCTTCATCAAGAACAATAATGTGAATTTCGTCATTTGCGCCAGATTTACTTGTAGCATAATCAGAGGTGCCTGGAGCAACTTTGAATTGGTCAGCATATTGCCATTTACGAAGAACTGCTGTACCAACTACAACGGTGCCTGGTGCAGTTGTTGTAATGATTGCGGTTGCGTTTACTGATTCAACACGAATATAAGATGTTCCACCATCAACAGAAATTAAATCGCCTGCAATTAAGTTTGCGGCGGCATTTGGCGTGCCGTTAACATTAATTGTTGTGTCGCCAGCCGTAACGGCATTAGCTCTTAACGAATCAGTAACAGTTAAATTAGAAGAAAATGCCTGTGAACTTGGACACATTGAAATACGCAACGAATTACCAAGAGCACCTGGACATTTGGCAACCATTGGGCCGTTAGTTGTGTTTGCTGTTGCGTGATTGCCTTCATAGTCATCTTCATTTTGAATTAAAATTGCACCGTTTGTATTAGCGGATGCATTTAATGTAGAATAAGCGGTGTTAGCAGCACGAACAATTTTAAGATTATTTGTATATGCTAGGAAGTTTGCAGCTGAGAACCAGTATTCATAGTTTGTGGAGTTCGGATTGCCAAATCTACTAGCAAGACGAACTTCATCGGATATAGTTACTACTTCATTAGTTGGTCCCCACGCAAAAGGTCCTGCAAATGCGCCAATGGAAGTGGCGACTGATGGGACAATTGTAGTCAGGTCAACTTCTGATACATTTACCCCTGCGGATAATTGAAATGCCATGGATTTCTCCTTTTGTTTATTGGGTCAATTTCTATTTATTATCTATTTAGTTTTTTTGTTTGTTCAACCAACATACAAATATAGATATACATTTTATAAAGTTGAAGAAAGATACCCTTTTTCTGTCCACAAATCACCTGAATCTACCAAAACTTCTTCTTTCCGACCATCATCTATGAAGCCTACAGGTACTAAATCTTCTTCAGCCAGCATGTTTTGTTCTTGTAATAGAACCCTTCGTATGTCTATGTTCGTAGCATCTCTAAAATAGGACTGTGCGGTTAGCCAAGCAAAGAGCACCAGCCCCATAACCAAGTCATCATTATTGCCTTCTTCCGCAGAGTAACTATCACGAACACGAACAAAGGTATTCATTTCTGCGATGGTATCAAAGTCATTAATAATTAACTTATCAGATTCTATAAGTGTTTTTAGATTGGCACAACCAATCTTTTTAACTGTTTTGGTGGTTTTAATACCAAAGTTTGAAGCTCTCTTAAAGCCACCAGAGATTGTTTGGCCTTTAATGTGGTGGTGGTCAATCTTATAAACATTTTCATACTCTAAATCGTAGTGTAGAATGTCTACCACCTGCTGGCCAATATTGTTTGTTTCAACTAGAATAAAGGCTTCATTGTATCTTCTACACAAACTATAAATGATAGTTG